TTCTTCATGTCAAATATTACCTAGAATAGCTTCCATCGTCAGATCGCTTTTCATAGAATGAAATCGTTCATCCATATACTTTTGAAATGCTAGCGGCTTAACCCAATCATCGTTATCTTTACCAAGTCCTAATTCGTCACACTTAGCGCTTACATATTCTATCCCCTCTAGCAGACACGCCCAACGTGTAAGCTCATCAATATCCATTTCTTTTACCGTTCCATTCTTTAGATTAAACTTAAAGGTTCTCATATAATAATATTATATCACTGTTCCTTTGTAGCAGTTAGAACCTCATATGCGTGACTTAGATTGATTGGTTCTGTTATCAGAACCGGATCTACTGATACTTCTGCTCTAAACCTACTATTACACTTTTCACACATAAAAGTGTTATCAAGAGCAGGAAATATCGCAGCCATAAATGTATTTGAGCCACACGGGCATGAAACACTCATAGCACATGAGCTCTCCATGAGAGACACACGCTCCTCAAGGTTTGCAATATATATGGATACCTCTTCATTCTCCGGTTTTGGACGGAGATAAAAGAGGATAAACTGTAGTAGCGTTGCACTGACAGCTCCTTCCCAAAACCCTATATACTTGTTTAATATAAAACCTACAGCGCAACTAATTGTAGCTGTTATTAGTAGTGATAGACTGATCTTCTTCCAAACTGTCATATCATTAGTTTATCTACTTCAGCTGGAATATCAATGAGAATTTCTTTACCAATATTATCAACGATACTTAGAATTGCAGAAAGTGTGTTTCTATTTAAGTTAGTATTCTTTTGAGCAGTTTCTATGCCACGCTTAAAATCTAACAGATCACCATACATTTTTGTAAGTAATTCTTCTGCAGAGTTAAGTTCGAAAGGTAGAGTAGGTGATGCTTTACTTTCTTGCTCTTCACGCTTATATTGTTTCATTTGGGCGTCAGTGTCAAATTGCTGGTTAATAGGCGCCTGAGCTATACCAGTACTATATGGATTATTTCCAGTTGTCATTATAAATATTTATGACTTTGAATAAATAAAGATATGATTAAGTTCGAACGTAGATTTTTTAAATGCCTCATTGAGCAAGATGAAGATAGAGCAGCAATGTTATCAACTCTAGATAGAGATACTGATCCAGCTGCATTTGATGTTGACATGAACAAGCAGCTACCTGAAGGAGATCCAAATGCAGCTGTATCTCAAGCACTAACTGATAGAAATAATCAGATGGTTGATCAAATTAAATCCTGGGTATCAGAGATGGAGCAATTTCTTGAACACCTCAATGGTACAGAAAACTCAATTCAGACTGCGCTAGCCGCAGCAGAGCCTGATACTATTCTAGATAGAATGAAGACATCAGAGCAAAGAAAAATTGCTCGTGTGGCTACTGAAATTGCAGCATTAACTGAGTCTTTCAAGGGATACCTCGCTCAGACAAATAATGCCCAATTTAAATACGTATAAATAGATCAAGTCTGATTTGATCTATAACGTTTAATTTCAGCAATCTTAAAAATTCCTTCTATTCCAACGAAGGAATTTTTTTGTATAAATTCAGGTGAAATCTCATCAATTTTACACGCTATACAAATGTCATTAAAGTCTTTAAAGCGTTTACCGAATTTTTCAGGCCAAATAAACATTGTATGTCCTGCGTTAAGTAGTATCTCAGTCTTTTTAAGAGATGCATTATCTAGCCACTGACTATCTAACACCCATATTTTATTATACCATTTTAATACTGTATCTATCTGTTCCTGCTGCCGAGTAGTAAATGTTGCAACGCCTCGATCAGTAATACCTGCTACAGCTACACTATTTTTCGTAAAGAAAGCATTGAGTGGTCCTTCGAATATGTATACATTGTTATGATCCGGTGTAACTTTGTCTATATTAAATAGTGTTTTTTCAGATCCTATACGGGATATATACTTTGCCTTCTCACCTATGTCCTTTGACAGTACGGTACGTGTTTGATAGAACTCTATATCTTTAAACTCGTTAATAAACGGTATAACTAGTCTATTCTTGTGCGTTTTATCTGCTAACGACACAAATAGTTTATCAGGTCTATTAATAGCTGTGTCTAATCTACGACTCTTAATTAAACTCATGCACTCTTTAACAATAGGATTGTGTGAGTAATAGTTTAGCTGATATTCATCAAATAAGTTAATAGAATCCTGCGGAAGAACCGTTGTTACTATCTTTTTAACAGGTATTTCATCTTTTATTTCGTAACTACTATCTTCTGTGTAGTTTTTTATGTCGCTAATTATATCAGCAGTTGTTTTACCAGAGACTTCCTTGATCCACTTAAATGGTTTACTAGACCATCCACAGTTATGACAAAAAATAATGTCTTTTTTCGGAATATAATAGCATCTACGCTTTCTACCAAGTGAATCACCTTCTCTACATATAACACAACCTGCTTGATAGGTGTTATTATATCTGTTATGTTTAGGTTGATGTGAATATTGGTAGAATTGCGCTATTGTATATTCTTCCGGTACAGCAATCATTTAAATATAGATGCTAACTTATGTTTTACAAAAAACAATCCATACCAATCTTCTTTTTTATTTAAAATCGAGGATATATTGCTACCTTCACACAATGAAATAAACTCTTTAAAGTTAGGTGATACTGTTCTAGATGTTTCAAGTTGCTGATCGTAGTATTCTTTCTCACTAATCATGTCTTTATCTGCGTACTTTGTAAGTCTAAATAATTCAATATTACGCTGATACACTTTATATTCATCTTCGGTAAGTTTCACCTCATTTTTGAGAAATTTTGAAACTTTTACTTTACCATAACCTGGAATACCTGATACATTATCAGACTTATCACCCATTAATCCCTTAATAATTAAGAAGTCGTGAAGTTCACACTTAACATTTTCAGTAAAATTAACTAAATTCGTTTCTTTCTTGCGAATAGGATCATATACAATGACAGACGCACTAACTAATTGTAAAAAGTCTTTATCTACAGATAAAATAATCTTTTGACCCTCAAGTGTATCACACAAATATGCAATTACATCATCTGCTTCTAGAGCTTGTGGAAAAAATGAAGGTATTCCCAACGCAGTCAGAAATGTCTTAATCTTATCGTTGTTACGATGCATATCTACATCACCTGATCTGTTACCTTTATAAGCCTCAAATTCCTTTTTACGTTCATTAGGCTGATAATTAATTTTTTCATCCCAGCATACAAAGATATTATCAGGCTTATACATGTTAACATAACTCTTAATTGCGTTAAGAGTAAAATATACATGATAATTATTCAGCTTATCTTCATCACCCTCGTCACGTAACTGAGTTTTTGCTGTCCAGTAGGTTCTGTGGATCAGATTACATCCGTCTATAATTAATGACTTACTCATTAATGCAATTATATGAAAGTTCCTTAGATAAATCTACACTCTTAGAATAAATATTTGTAGCTCACGGACTCCTACATCCCAGCTACTCTATTGTTATGAATGCTAAACAACAGCTTAAAGATATTTATCAACCGTTTTGTTATTTAATAGGCTGGTCAAAGCAAAAAATGTTTTATTACGGTGTACGTTACGCCAATAAAACTACACCTAAAGATCTATGGACCAAGTACTTTACGTCTTCAAAGTACGTAGCGGACTACAGAAAGAACAACGGCGAGCCTGATATTATACAAATAAGAAGAATATTTAATCGCGCTGAAGATGCGATACATTGGGAAGATAAAGTTCTTAGAAGACTTAAAGTTATATATAAAGATAACTGGCTTAATAAAAACTATAATTCCGCTGGTACGAGACACATTGTTAATAAACCTAAGAGTGAAGCTCAAAAAGAAAAACAAAGGCAGCAAATAACCGGTAAAAAACATACGCAAGCAACTAAAGATAAAATATCTAAAGGACTTAAAGCATATACACGAACAGAAGAGCATCAAAAAAATTTATCTCTATCGTTAAAAGGTATTAAAAAGCCTTCATTACTAACAGGTGAATTTTCATCATGTATTATATGCGGAAAAAATATTTATATAATACAGTCTATGATTAAAAAAGGTTATATAAAAAAGACATGCTCTAAGCCCTGTAAAGCCGCTTTAACCAGACTACAATATATTAGAAGATTTAGAAAAATCTAATTTGTTATTAGATTTTTCATTATGTTTGTATTGTATTATTGACGCCTGTAGTACATACTCAGGTGCTCGCTCTACATACTTTATAATATCAGTGTTCCTAGCAAAGTTAAATGATTCAACAGGTACAATACGATTCTCCATTATGGGGACAGACAAGAATCTAAAATTCTTAGTTTTCTCTTCTATAAAAATGAGCATTTCACCGGCATAATCACCAGTGTGTACTGCATATATTTCACCCTTTAAAGGTCGTCGATGTGTTTTCATTCACTAGCTACAATCTGTTTAACACCACGTTCAATAAGATTTGTAATTACAACTTCCATAGAAGAAGTCTTAAGAGAAAAATTGCGAGGGAATAGTCTTCCTCCGTCATTAAACTCAAACATCATTTCACCTTTAAAATCTCTATTCTCATAACACGTAACAAATACAGATGAATCACCTGGATCAATTAGAATAGTCCATTTACGTGGATCTGAATCTGCATACTTATTATACATTTTCCATGTCTCAAAATTGCAATCTTTAAGACGCTTAATGAAGTATGACAGTGTAGTAATTTTATTTTTCATTGTGTTAGTGATGTAATTATATACTTTAATTTAGTACTAGTTGTTTCAATATCAATAATCATAACACCGTATTGTGTATTAATAGATACAGTAAACGCGTTGTTGATAATATTAAGGAATTTAATATTATCAAAATTAACCGGTAAAGGTTTTAGATCAAAATCTACTTCACCTAGTGATAGCGTATACACATCAGTATTATGCCTTGCGCGGTCAGTAAGCTCTGCTTTAAGCTGACCATCCTCAGTATAGAAGTATATCTTTGTTGTATCAGTAGCGAATGTACTACCTTTAATAATTTGTTGTATTTGATTCTTCGTAAGAGAGAAGGATACCTCGCAATTAAATTGCTTAATCTTTTCTAGATTAATTGAAGGCTTAGATAAAAATCCATCTTCATAAAGATGATACTTAAATTTTACAGACTTATCTTTGTACTCAATATTATTAGAGTTAACAATGAACTTAAGATCCTTTTCTGTTATTGATTCAATAACACGTGTAAGTTTCTTAATATCAGGTATATTATGTCGACCTGTATAATTTGCAGATTGCCCTAGAAATTCTGCATACAAAATTAATGTATTATCAGACGAGGAGATGAGCGATGTCATCTGACACGGCTCACCTTCTACTACTTCAAGGATGGCTGACTCATTTATCTTTGATAAGGAGTCTAAAAATGTTACAAATTCAGGTGAATTTTGAAGCTTTAGTTGTCTTTTTTCTACCATGATCACTTTCTAGTATATCTCCTATTCTCGTTAAGGCTAGATTTATTTTAGTTAGAGCTTCAACTAATTCAGTACAATTAAATTGCGGTGTTACTTGTACTGGTGTGTTGTTTTTAGGACTTTCGCTTAATAGGTTTAGGAAATTAAGCTGATCATCTGGTAGGCTCGTAATAGGCTCTGGCTGATAAAAAGTAGTAGGAGGAAGATGGTCCCCAGTATAAGTGGGGACCATCTGTGGAGGGTGCTGAACAGGCGTCGCTAAAGCACGTTCTAGGCTCTGTTGAATGTCTGTGCTAATAGGTCTAACGAATTGACTATTACCTACAATTCGTTGATCTGTTTGTTTAGCCTCAGCATGCATAGTGCCGAAGAATTGAATTAACGCTGCTTGTTCACTTGGATTCATATATTATAGGTCTTTAAGTAGTTCGTCTATGTCATCACTAATAGAGGCAGAAACCTCTACTACAGGTTCAGACTTAGGCTCTTGAACCTTTACACTGACTGCTTGTTGGGTTTGTACTGGTGCACCAACCTCTTCGGTACGACAGTAATAATGTTCATCAAGCATTTGCTTAAGTTCATCATATGACTTAAGGGTAAATACCTTGGTTAGATCAAAAGTACCGTTATATATTTTTTCTTGCCCTTCTTCTGATAGCTTGACCTTACCTGCAGCTGCAAATCGTGAAGAAACATAAGTTGGATATTCACCTTGTGTTTCACACTTAAGCTTGAAGCTTGCACCACGTTCACTAAGATCGAAAATACGCTCACCGTATTCTTCACTATCTTCGCCTTCAATGGCTTCCATAATGATCTTATGAACCTGCTTGCCATAACGTAGGATCTTAACCTTACCGTTATTTTCAGGGGTGGTTGGATCATCAATAACGTAAACGTTAACGAGATACTTTTGTGCACGTCTAATAGCTGCCATCTTTTCCTTTTCTTCAGTAGAACCTGTTCGTAGGACACGATAGCGTTCTTCTGCAATAGGGTCACGCTCACCAAAAGTCATAGGTGATAGTGCTTGGACATATTGACCAGTCGCGAAAGAAGTCCAGCCATGATTGTAATGTTCGAAAAATGTATTTTTCGGGTCAGTTGTATTAGGAAGCAAACGTAGGGTATATGTATTTCCTGGAGTTGTCCGCAGGATTTCGTTATATAGTGCGTTACCACCGTCACGCTCATTCTTAGCTAGAGCTGCTTTAATTGATTGGAACATTGATGTATTGAATACGCTCATATTATTTTGTTTATTTGGTTATTGTTATTTTGGTTTACTTTCAAGAGATTTTTATCTACTATAGATAGCGCTTCTCTAAGAACGCTTTTCAAACGAGTTGATCGTTGGAAATTTATTCTAGTCTCATTCGAGATCATATTAAAGTCTTTTATGAAGAAATCAAGTAATTCTGGTTCTACTTTATTAATTGTTTTAAAGCAGTCAAGACCGTGTAATATATAAAAATTTATATTATGATCTCTTAAATGCTGTAAGACTATAGGTGTAGTACCATTAATTTGTGTCTTGTATTCTTGTAGAGAAATATTACTTTCTTTACAGTATTTATGTAAGAAGGAGCAACATTCCTTACATTTTTTGATAGTTTCTTCACTATCTGGATCTGTTGTATATACTTGATTCTTAACTACAGTGTAGCACTTTATAGCTTGTCTTGTGGTAAAGAACGACAATTCAAAGTAGTTATCAACTCCGTTTACAATATACGGAGCAGAGAAGAAATCATTATAATTTATGTGTGTATACGAATTAAAAAACGAACTAAGTTTTTTGAGAATAATATATGATTTATCGTCCAGTTTAGTAAAATCTTTACGTATCTTAAAAGCCTGATTCTTTACAGTGCGGCTAGCCACTAAGAATGAGTTGTAAATTTGTTTTTCTTGCGCTGTTAACGACATAATCTATTATTACTGTTAATATACTTTGTTATATGTTTGCTCTTAGTTATAGTAGGATCAAACTCTAAAAATATTTTAACTATTTCGTAATTAGAATCAACTCCTAAAAGGTCTTTTAGGATATTTCTCAAATCTTCGTTTTGTAGAATAAAAATAAAGACATTTTGAAGTGATAGTTTTTTACCTTTTATAATTGTACAGAAAGTACAAAAAGATAGAAGAATGTGTTCACTTTCTCTGTCTATTATTGCTTGTGACGGGCTGGCAGGAGCGTTTATGAACATAGAGTAAGTGTTTGTGTAAATTTAAGGAAATTATCTGTAATTGTTCCACCTGCGGCGTATTCATGGCCACCACCATCACACAGCTTTTCTGCTAATGAACTGAGATCTATTGAACATCTATTACCATTTCTCCTAAATGATACAGCGTTAGCTTTTGAAATTACTATAATTGCGATATCAGCGTCGAACTTCTTTAAAACTGTGTGAGCTACTTCATTTATTGCGAAATTAGCAAAACAACTGACAACCTTATAACCCTTTATGTTACCGCAAAAATACTGCGTGTTAGTTAACTCATCTTTAAGTTTATTAAAATATAGTTTAATTGAATTTAACTCATATACATTAAAGTCTCTTATACCTTCAGAGAAGTTTTCGATAAATTTATCAACTTTAGGTCGATTGTAGAATCTGTATACAGCATTTAATTTTAGTGTTTCAGGGTACTTTAACTGATAACTGTCATAATCATCTATTATATCAATTAAAGTCCGCTGTTGTTGTGTTATGAACTCATCAAAGATCTTTTGAAATTTATTATAGATTAACTTCGTGCAAGACGTTTCGATTTCTATAATAGCTTTTGCCTTCTTAAATCTGTCTTTAACGAGAACGTGTGATTTGTGATGATCTATAACTACTACTTTTTCTCTATCCACAGCTTCAACTAACTCATCAGGTATATACAAATCTGTTATATAAATTGTCGTATAATTACTGTAGTTTGCTTCAAGCCACGCTTTAATTTGAGGTAGTTCGTTATCTGAGGCTTCCTTTATAAAGATCTCAGACGCTCTTTTACCATATAGTTGCTTTAAAAGGAATGCAGAGCCTGCTCCATCTAGATCATTATCTGTCCATATCGCAATTTTCACTGTAATTATTTAAATGTAAATTGCAGTAAATCAACAGGTATTATAAGCCTTGTAAGAAGCTATATGAGCTATCTGAGCTCTCCTCCATAAGATCTTCTGCCTGGTGAATAGTTAGAGTTGGATAGTCAATCCTCATAGCTTGAGTATGTCCTCGTGTACCGTATCTGTTTTTCATCATACCTAATCTAATAATACCTAACTCTCTATCTTCTTCGTTTTGATAGATCGATACAATAACATCAGCTGTAGCTGCAAGACCAACAGATTCAGAAATTGTAGCTAAATCTGGATTAGCAACAGAAAAGCCACCTCGATTTAACTGAGTTGCAGATATAACTGGACAATTGAAAACATATGACATCGCTCTCATTTGCTCAGTAACGTTCTTTACACGCTCATACGAATTTGTACCAGTAGGTGAGTGTAGTAAGTTTAGATAGTCTAATACAATTGCATCAATTTTAATTCCGCTATCTATAATCTTCTTAACAAAGCCTTTTAATTGGTTTGGAGTAATAGTACTTGGCGGAAACTCTTTAATTAGCAAGCGACCTTTTGTTTCATCTTTATGCTCATTAATCGCTGCTCGTAGTGTATGTAAATTAAGAGCTAGATCATTAATAGGAATTTTTGTTACATTAGTACATATACGTCGCGCGTATAACATCTCAGACATCTCTAACGATATCAGTAATACATTTTTACCTTGGTTACATATGTTAGTTGCAATATTACCTAAGAAGATAGATTTGCCAATATTTGTTTCACCTGCAAACACATACAGTGCACGACCATTTTCAATAAATCCTCCGTTAAGAGCTTCATCTAACCATGGCCATGTACTAGGTAAACAACGTTGAATATCGCTTAGGTCTTCAATAACCGATTCAATATTGTTGAATAAGTCAAGACCTAGATCTGTTACTAGATTAATATTACACGATTTTTCAAATTTATCTAATATCGCCGACGTATCGATATTACCTTTCGAAATATCGCTAGCAATATCAAGCATAGTCGTGTAGACAGCTTTTTCTTTAATAAATCTTTCAGTATTCTCATATAATTCGTCTTTGTTTAAATTTTTACAAATATCACTAAAAGATCCTACAAGTGTCTTGAATGAATTACGTAGATCGTCTGTTGTTAGATATGCTTTAATTTCAGTTATAGATGGAATCTCATTACGTTTATTATAGTAATCACAAATATGTGTAAAAACCATTCCAATATTTTTATCTTTAAAATATATAGGCTTTACATAATCTATAATAGAAGTCAAATACGTAGAATCGGAGAGTGCTTTATAGCACAGAATTTTTTCAAAATAGTCTAAATCAATATTACTCATATTTTACTTCTGGTCTTAATCAGTTTAACATAGATCGTTCAAATTGTCAAAACCTTTTCTTGATATTTAGAATATTTTTCTAGAAACCATTTTTCACCTTCTAAGAACTCTGGTGTAAATTCTCGTAAGCCTGGTGAAGCGTGTGTAATCATAATATCCGATACACCGACTTTATATCCCGCTAAGGTAGCGTCCAGTGAATAAGATAAATCATAAAAGTGAAAGCCTGCGGGGTTACTTTCGTCGAATCTTAAATTTTCAAACACACGACGATGAATAGCCATGAATACACCATCCAATAAAACAACGCGTTTCGGGTACGAGCCAAATGATGTCATTCTCTTTTCATTTTGATCACCATGAGCAACAGCACCGTGTAAATGTCCACCTTCAAATCCCCCTCCCATAATATGCCATAAAGCAGGCTTCGAAACTTTACAGTGTGTTGTACCTGCTACTCCTACAATATCAAAATCGTTACGAAGGAGATCTGGCAATTTATAAGGTACATCAGATTCAATTATTACATCATCGTGACATAGTACTAAGTAGTCCTTTTTACCCTTAATAGCTAGATCGATAGCCTTGTTATATACAACCGGTAGAGGCTTTGTATTATTTTCATCGAAGAAAAATTTATTATAGGATGATGTATTCTTGTATAAAAGTGTGTCCTTCTTCGAGCCTTTTGTAGCGCTAAAATATAGTGTTTTTTGTATTGACATATTAGATAAATAAAAATGGTGATTTGTGTTTGAAAGTGTTAACTGTTTTCCATGAAGAATAATCTTGGAGCATCATAATGTCTCCTTCTTTTACTTCGTTAAACCCGACGCCTGATAAAGATGAGAAGTCTCCAGCGTTATTATAGTGTAAAATAGATCCTTGCCTTGCAAGATATACATCATTTACATCTGTATCAACAATACAGAGAGCAAAAGTACCTTCCAAAAGGCTAAGTACCCTTTTAATAATTTCATGACTTGGACATTCACCTTTACATTCTTCAGTAAATTTTTGAAGTAAAGCAGGTATAACAGCTGTGTCGACAGGATTTACATTCCATGGTGTATACTTCTCATTTAGCTCTTTACTATTAGTAAGTACGCCATTATGCATTACAGACCATGAAATAGATTCAAATGGGTGTGATGTGTCATATGACCATGATCTGTTCGAACTAGTCGGAGCTTGTGCGTGTCCAATGAAGTACTCTGATTTTGGATCTAATCCTACATTGTCAAAGTCTATTGATTTGTACTGTTTTAACACGTGCTGATCGTTTCTTTCTACAAGACACATTAAACTTGACGCGAAATTGCCTCGTGTTACATTAGCTTGATATAAAATCTCAAACATTGAAATACTACTTGAACCTATTATTGCGCACATCTCTATAAATTATTACTTGTTTTTACTAAAAATCCAGGGTTATAATAAATATACTATATGAGTTCCTTTAATAAGCTTTTAACTCGACTAGACATACTTACAGAGGCTAAAATTTCTCCGATGGATAAAATCCTTCCAGGATTCCAAACAAAAGCACGATCACTAGCAGGCGCCAAAGGTGCTTCTTCATCTACTCGTGAAGGTAGATTGGCTATGTTGAGCTTACTATATGATCTTGATATTATTGACGATACCATTATGAGTATGTTTAAAAACGACTCTTCTGTTACACGAATGGTTGATTACTTCGAGGAAAATGGTATATCATCACAAATAAAAGAAAGAGCCGCTGATATTGAGCGAGCAATTAAAGATAAACTAGAGGATAAGATTAGCTTCACAACAGGTAATAGAACAGATACTGCACAACAAAAGTATGAAGTTAATAAGCTAAATGCTGAATTAAGAGCTACTAAGAAATCAGCGACTATGAATCGCAAAAAACAAACAGCAGATGCTATTTCAACTATACGTCAAGCTGTTGATGATTATGATGATTTAATTGGATCTATTAAATCATCATATAGCTCCGATTATATGATTGAAATCGTAGCTGATAAGCATTCTGATCTATCTGATATAGATAACATTATCAACTATATAAAACAATTCGTCGGCGATGCAGAAATTGATGTTGATGGTAGATCTATTGATATTACTTTTGACAAATCTACTAAACTAGCTAAACTTATTGCAAAAATAGGAGAAGAAAAAGTAGAACGTCAGCTTAGTAAAGACTTTGGTAAGTATGGTGGCGCTGGTGTTGTAATTCACACACCTGATACTAAGCAGTCACGAGCTGCTGAAGATGAAGAATGGCAACCTGAAGAAGAAGCAGAAGATGTATCACCAAGTTCTTCTAAAGATTCTTCATTACAGTCATTTATCTCAGATTTAAGTCAAGCAACCGGTAAGAATGTAGTGCCTGTTAAACTTGAAACACCTCAAGATGTAGATCAGTTTGTACAAAATGAAGAAGAAGAGGAAGGCTATAGTGCTAAAACCATTAAAGAAAGCACTACAGCCTTTTACTTGACAGAATGTAAAAATAGATCTAGAAAAGCTCCTGTGAATTCAGTTTCTTTTAGAGAAAAATATAAGCCTAAGACAAGTTTCCAATTAGAGGAACTTAGAAGCTACGGTTTATAATTTAACACAATTGTTATCTTTATAAATCTCTTCTAATTTATCTTGTTGAAGATACTGAATAGGATCTCTATAACCAACAGAAACGAAGCCTTGTAGTCGTAGGCTACTTGACGGTGTTGTTGCATCTGCGAGACCACTCTCGTTATTACTATAGCATGTCCATGTATCTTCAAATTTAACACCTAATCTAGCACCTTCTCTTATAATATCTGCTTT